CGCCAATATACCAAGGCTTGCAAAGAAGAAGCCTACAACGACAAACTCGATGCCGCCATCGCCCGTTACGAACTTAAAAAGGAATTGTCATGAAAACAGGATACCAAGAACTTTATTTAAAAGGCACTAAGTTTGCCGTTTATGTTTGTGCAAACCACTTAGGTGGTATTTACACCATTGTTTCTCAGGAACGCTGGTTATCTGGTGGCGCATACGGCTCACAAGGTCGTTGCAATACTAAATCATGGTTCAGAAATGTTAGCAAGGCTAACCGCCAACAAGCAATTAACACTTACAAACTTTTAACATTAGAACTAGCATGAAACACAGCAATTACACAGAACACGGCATTGAAGGCCCGTTCACCCCACCACCCACACTTGTTGACAAAGTATTGTTCTGGCTTTCTGGCTTTGTAGCAGGCTTAGTCTTTACCCTTTTAATCACAGGAAACTAAATGCGAATGATTACCTACTCAATACTTTGTTGGGCGGCTCTTGTAACGGCTGGCTGTTCAACGCTTACAGGCACTCCACCACAAGCGCCTAGCCAAGAACTTATTGTTGACAAACAAGTGCAACCAATGGGGCGCAATGAAGTTATAGACGCTGTTCGTCAATGCGAATCTTCGGGGCTTCGTGCCATACCGCTATACGCCAAACGGAAGGTTGGTGGCTACACAGTAGAAACTGTTATCGAGGTCACTTGTGGCCCTAAATACGCTTACTAAGGAAACATCATGGAAACACCAATCGGAAAACAAATTGCCACCGCGTTTGTCAAAGCCCAAGCCCAATTTGGCAAGGCTTTAAAAACCTCTGTAAACCCTCATTTCAAATCTAAATACGCTGACCTCAGTTCTTGCATTGATGCTGTCATAGGGGCTTTAAACGCCAATGGCATAGGCTTAATGCAACGCACCTTTGAATGTAAAGATGGCGTTTTGTTGGAAACAATCTTTGTGCATGAATCTGGCGAAGTTATGGAATGTGGAATGATTCATGTGCCTGCCAGTAAACACGATGCAATGGGCTTTGGCTCGGCTTTGACTTACGCTCGGAGATATAGCCTTTTAACTGCCGCTGGGCTTGCCGCAGATGATGATGACGATGGTGTAGCCGCCAGTAGGAAACCCAAAGAAACCAAGGCTAACCACAACGCTATGCAAGACCACATCACCGCTATTAGTGAGTCGACTACCTTAGAGGAACTCCAAGCGCGTTTTAAAGAAGCCTACAAAGCCGCAGGCACAGACAAAGAATGGCTAGAGGCAGTCACAGCCGCAAAAGATTTAATGAAAAGGAGTTTGAAGTAATGTTGCAGGGCATAACCATAGAAAGCCATTGCACTTGTAAGAAATGCGGTGGTAAAGGTTATACAGAATTGCGCTGTAAAACAATTATCACTAAAAAAGGTAATGTTCTTCAATGTATACAACCCGCAAGCCATACAGTAGATGGCATTGCTTGTTGTTATAGACATTTTTTAGACCAATATCGTAGATATAAAAAGGAAATAACAAAATGGAACAAAGAACAGAAGAATGGTTTGCCGCCCGTCTTGGCAAGGTTACCGCCTCGCGGGTAGCAGATGTAATCGCCAAGACCAAAAGTGGCTACAGCACCAGCCGCGATAACTACATGGCTCAGTTAGTTTGCGAAAGGCTAACTGGTCAGCAAGGTGAATCTTTTACAAACTCTGCTATGCAATGGGGTACAGAAACCGAGCCACTAGCCAGAAGCGCGTATGAGGCTAATGCCGACATAATGGTTGAGGAACTAGGGTTCGTATTACATCCAAAGATTGATATGGCTGGCGCTAGTCCTGATGGCTTGGTGGGGCTGTTTGGTATGCTGGAGATTAAGTGTCCCAATACTGCCACGCACATTGAGGCGCTGTTAACCGAAACTGTGCCTACCAAGTACATAACCCAGATGCAATGGCAGATGGCTTGCGCCCAACGCCAATGGTGCGACTATGTTTCTTATGACCCGCGCATTAGGGCTGACCTTCAGTTGTTCGTTAAGCGTGTCGAATTTGATGCGCCTTATGTAGCAATGTTAGAAGAAGAAGTTATCAAGTTTCTTAAAGAACTAGATATTAAAGTAAATAAATTAAACAATTTGAAAGTAAAAAAATGAAATACGATATTAAATTCCCTGCCCGTAAATACAAAGTTCAAGGCGTTGAAAAAACCTATTGGACAACGCATGGCAATTTGTGGATAGATGACGCAACCAAGAAGATGACCATCCAACTTGATTCAGTTCCAGTTGGTCAAGAGTTCACAGGCAAGTTGTGGATATTTGAACAAAGCGAATATGCGCCCAAAAACCAGTTCGGTGGTGGGGCAAGTCGTGTAGATGACGATATTCAATTCTGATGACACACATTACAGACTTTGCTATCCTGATGGGGCAAATTGCACTTGCGGTATTTATCTACTATTTTTGGAGGCACTATGCTTGAAGAAACACCAGAAGAACGGGAAGTATTTAGCGCCATGGAACAAAGTTCTGTAAGAAAAGAAGGTATTAGGCAGATGGACAAATACCAATCCATTATGGAAGAACTAGCCCTAGCGCGTATGTTGATACGCGAACTGGGTGATAGATTGGCTAAATTGGAGAAAAACACATGAACGACTTATTTAAACCACATCAATGTCCTCGATGCTTTGGGTTATTTAAGGTAGGCGAAAGGTTTTGGAATGACTCAGGAACTGTTTACCACTGGATTTGCTGGGTCAATAAATCAAAGGAAAAACACACATGAACGCTTTTCACCCTGATTACATAAAAACTTACCACCCAGAATTTGGTAACTTTTTTAAGAGCCAGCAAGCCTTAACCGCAGAGCGTGAAATGGCTAAACGCACAATAAAGCCTAAACAGTTTTATGTGTTTGCAATGGCTACTAAACCATCTAAACGAAACTTCTCAAGGCTATGATTTCAAGCATACTAACCATTATTGTTTTGTTGCTTGTTGGCGCGTTTATAGGTGTTGGCATCCTAGTGGCTGTTCTGTGGTTTAGCGTAGAGGATTAAATTAGTTCAAAATGTGGGCCGTCAATAAATGGTCTTTTGTTTTGCTTTCTACGCTCATCAATGTAGTGATTCATAGCCTCTTCCATCGTGCCACGCCAAAGTCGAATGTCAGGCACATTCCATGCGGCCCCCCAACGAATACCCACATTCTTTTCAATTGCCGCCTGTTTCATTGCATCAGCAAGATTGTCATATAGATTAAGTTCCCATGAGACTTGACCATTGATGTATGCCACCAAATCAATAGCATCACCAGTTAAATGTTTCGAGTCCATTGTCTGGCTTTTGCCAGTCTCTACATATTTGCGCTGTGTTTCAATACTGCGTAGTCCTTCAGTCACACCAAAGTCAACTGTGCTAATTTCAATTGCGCGAGTGACCACATCAATCAATTCATTTTTAACGCCATCAAAACGCTCAATGCTTTTTTGTGAAAGTTTAAATGCCATGATTATTCCTTGGTTGGTTGCCTAAGTTCATTTCTTATTCCTCATGTCCATGATTTTCTCAGCACTTCTACCCCCAAAATAAAATGACATAACTACCATGCCCCAATTTCCTAGCAATTCCACATAGTTATTTCTAGTCTCAAAATCAAACATTGAGGCAATAGCAAAGCCTGTATAAGCCATTAAGATAAATATAAGTACCATTGGTCGAATGTTCTTAGACAACCAAGAGTCAGAACTCATGTCTGCTTTTAGTCTTTCAGTTAATTCGTGCGATTCGGCAACATCTGCGTTTAGTTTTGCTAACTCGCCATTTTGTTGCATCTCCAAGAATTTCAACTTGGCTTGCTCTGCTTGTGCTGGGTCAGGAAATACCTTGTCTAAGATTTTTCCACCAATGTCTATAAGTGCGCCTATTGGAATCATTTGTTTTCCTTTAATTCCTGTTTAAGTTTTCTCAGTTCTTTGATTTCGCGTTTTAGTTGCGCTTTCATATACAGCGTTTCGATGTACGCTATGGAAGTTACACCAACAATTACACATAGCGCAACCGCAGTCAGAATCCACCCGATAAGGCGCGCAGTTGCCACATTAGCCACCCAAATAGTAAAGATATAAAAGTCACAGCAACCACTCCACTTGTTACTTCAATAAACCAGATTTCTTCTTGTTCTTGTTTCCAGCGTTGTTGTCTTAACTTCTTGACTTCTTCTGCCCTAGCCCATTCTTGCTCTTGTTCAATTTTGGCATACATCTTTAAAAACCTTGTGTATATCGCTTTCAGTTCTGCTGGCGCATACACAGTCATTTGCTCTCTGATGGTGGCATCCAAAGATTCCATCTGTAACTCGACTAGGCTTCGTTCTATCGCTTTTTTTGAGGTGTTCTGGGTAGGGTCGTAGCGTTCCTTAGATTCTGCTTCCAGCGATGCGTAGTAGTTCTTTAACTGCGCTTGTATTTCAAAGAAATTGCCCAGTTGGATGCCAACATCGTTAATAACTTGCAATTCAATTGCTTCATAGGATTGGTCTTTTTTAAGGGCTTTCGCTTTCGCCACAGGCTTGGCTTCGGTAGGCTTTGCAGGCTTAAACAGCCCAACCAACCATTCCCACAACCCTTTAATTGCTTTAAGGTCGGCTTGTACGCCTTGGATAGTAGACTTTGCACCTTCCAGTTGTAGCCTACCTTCGTGCAACATTGAGCAACCTTGACGAATTGCACTACAAGCAGATTGAGCCAAAAGTAACAACGAAAAAGGGTCAATGTCAAACTCCGAAAAACTTGTGAATAAAGGTTGCCGCTACATTCGGCCCAAGTAGAACGCAAGCCATTACCGCATACAAAAGATACTCAATCTTAGTCATGCGTTTTTCGCCATTTGCTAATGCTTCCACAATATTTTTGTATCGTTCAGCGCAGATTTGTTCGTGTGTTATCAATTTAGCCTCTGTTTCGCTAATCATTTTTACATCAGACATATTAAGACTTCTGAATAAACGCCAAAGCGTAGTAAGGATTGAGGATAGAGAATGAAGTACCAGAACCAGCAGATGCAATGGTTGTAGTGATGTTTGCAGTTCCGCTATTTGTTGCTATATTGAATGTTCCTTGCGTATCGTCTGGAGATTGTTCAGCACCAGGCGATTGCGACCCTTGAGTAAAGTCGTTAATGTTGTTCCAAGTCGTTGTGTGAGTGTGACCAGAATCAGTAGAGGTGGCAGTATGCGTATGCGCTGGCATATTGTTAGTTGTCAGCGTTACAGAACTAACACCACCCGTTCCATTCACCGCGTAGGTAGAACCAGCACCAATAACAAATCGGTCTGTTAAGTTAGGTGTGCCGTTTGAACCATCGCACAAATACCAACCACTAGGAATAGAGCCGATAGAGCCAGACCACATTGCAATAAGACCCGCAGGGATAGTTGCACCCGATGCAGGCTGTGTACCAATAATTCCATACAAGTTGTCGTATGTTTGTATGGTTGTATCGTCTGCTGTTTTAAGAATAAATTTGTAGTTAAAGCCGTAGGTCAGCCATATCTCATTTGCTGGTCTGCCATCAGTACCCAATATGATGGGGTTGGCGTTAGCCACAGTAGCCGTGTTATCTGTATAGGTCGCTAGAGGCGTAGATGAACCCGCTTGGTAGGTGTATATCTTGCCACCAGCAAGAGGGATACCAGTAATGGTAAAAAACTGAAAGCCGTTACCGATGGGGGAGAGATTGACTGCCATTTTTATTCCTTATGGTCTGTTAGGTAACATATCTCGCAATTCAATGCGATATGGATTTGTTTGTTGTTCGGTGTATAAAAAATCTGCTAAAGCATTTGCGTTTCTTGGATTTAAACCAGTTACATCAGCAACATTAGAAAGCCCCTTTGCCGCACGACCGCCAGCATACAAACCTTCACCTACTAGCCTTGGAGTTTGAAATGGTAATGCCGCTAAAGTGTAAGGGTTAGCAAATGCCCCCAAAGCAGTCATTCCTTCAACACCACCAGCCAAACCTCTAGCAACGGGTGAACTTAATGCTTGACCAGACAGCGCGCTAATAAAAGGTCTGCCACCTTCCATTTCAAGTTGTTTAGCAAGGTCTAATCGGTTGCCATAGTTTGTGTTGACATTGTTTCTTGTCAAACTTTGCAATTTACGCAAAGCAGTATCAGCAGAAGCACGATTACCCAAAGATAATCCGCGTTCAATTTCGCTTATGTTTTCAGAGGCATTTGTGTAATCACTCATTACCTTTGAATAAGTAGGCGCTTGGTCTGCAATAGTAGTTTTAACAGAATCGTAAATGTTTTTTCCTACACGACCAACACTCTTTGCTTCATAAGGTATTTTTTCGTTTTCAGCACCAAGCATTTGCTTTAGTTTGTCTAAACCTTCTGGTGTGTGATAAATGTCTGGATTTTTTTCTTTCCAATCATCTATCTTTCCTTTTAATGTTTGCAAATGGTTATGTGCGGCTTCATCAATAATCTCGCCATGAAAAGTTGTTTCTTTTAATGCTTTATTCAAAGAATTATCAATGTCAGCAAAATCTAAAACATTTTTATCGTTAGATATGTCAACCATTCCAGAACGATAAGATTGACTTCTGTTTTGACGCATTACATTTAAATTGTGTCTAGCATTGTCTAGCGCTTCTGTCATTGGCGCTTCGCCACGCAGATTTTTAAGAAATGTTTTATCACCTTGAAAACCCGATTTAGCGGCATTAGCAATATTTTCTGAACCAGTACCAGTAGACAAACCAAGCAAAGGTTTACCAACCAACCCAGCAGTAGCAGTAACAGCAGTTAATGGGTTTGTGTATTTAGCACCAGTTGCCAATGCCTTTTCTACTGTTCTAGCACCACTTGCAATTCTTGGTGCATTACCTAATTCAGCAAGTTTTGCATAAGTACCAACACCACTAGAACCCATAGAAAGCACAGTAGAAATGTCAGACGCAACACCTACTGGGTCTTTTGCCAATGCTTCTTTAAAACCTTCAGCGCTTCCATAGCGCCCTTTAAAGTGTTCTGCCATAGCCTGACCAGCAACTTTGCCACGCTCTATGGCTGGCTTGGCATTAGGGTCAATCGATGATTCTGGAATTATTTTAGACAATCCCGCTTGCATTAAGTCGGAAATTGACATTATTGTTTGCTTTGGATTAGTTATGGTGTCATACAAACCTTTAGCAAACTCATATGCGCTTGGGCCAAGATTTGCATAGGCTTGTGTGGCTACATCAGTCAAAGACATACCTTCTTTTGCTGGTGCGTTTTGAAGTATGGTTGCAAAGTTTTCTGAGGATACAGGCGTTGATTTGCCTGCTGGTTTGCCTTCTTTGACAAGACCAAATAAATCGTCAGAACTGATAGGTTTTTTTGTATCGCCCATTATTTTGCCTTACGAACTAAATCTTCCAACTCTTGTTTCTTCTCAAACAACTTATCCATTTGGGCTTTTGACATTCCACCAAATACCTTTTTCAGTTGTTGTACATCAGATTTAGATAACTCTTCCATTGACCTATCACCAACAACACCAAGCAAATGAGTCACATTGCGGTCTTGGTTAATCATGTTGAACTTGTTTTCAAAGTCATTGATAGCCGCTAAGTTTGGTTTATTGGGATTGCCTTGGTATTTCAAAATACCTTGGTTTAACAAACGCTGTGAAGCCAGCAAACCTTTGTCGTTATAAATAATGTCACGCAAGGCATTTATGTCAGTACCAAAACTTCCAGATGCCATCTTTTGCGAATCTTCGTCTTGGTTAGAACGCAAAGCATTTTGACGAATTCTTTGTTCAAGATATTTTTGAATTTCTACTTCTTCAGAATTTAAACCAATGCCACCAGTTTTGTTGGCGATTGCTTCAGCAAGTTTACCAACGCGAATATTTTTACTTTCCAGCAAACCAAGAACTTTGTTGTTTGTAAACTCCTGATTAGGAATTGAATCATTGTTAGCCAAACTAAGAGCAAGGTTTGCTTGCTTTGGTTTTGCAGATAAATCAGCAACTCTTGCTCTATATGCTTCATAAGTTTCATCTGGAGAGCGCTGTAAAGCACCTTTTGCACCAAACTGTTCACTTAGTTGCTGTCCAACAGGCGTTGCTGATGGCGCTACTCTAGGTGCGCCCGTGGCTGGTGGTGCAACATTTGGTGGTGGTTTTAATGCATTTGCGGGAGGTGAAACATTGCCAGTACCACCGACACCAATAATGCCTGGCGCGCCCGTTTCAGTTGTATAAACTTGAGGTGCAATATTTTTGCCAGAAATAATATTGCCAGTTCTAGCAATAGTTGGTGCATTTGTACCGATGCTAGGTGTTTCAACAGTTTCAATTATTTGGGGGCCAGTATCAAGACCTTTTGCTTTTGGTGCAAATGCCGCTTGCGCTTGTTCTGGAGTCAATAGACTTTGACTTGCCCTAACGCCTGCTGATGCAAAATCAGAACCTTCTGGCATTTGTTTAATTAATGCTTTTTGCGCTTCAATTTGTCTTAATATTTTTTTGTTATTAGAGTGATAACTTGCTGTGTTATCAAGTTCTTGAAGGTATGCCTCTCTTTTTTGTATTCCCATTCTTCCTAGAACACCAAGAGGGTTACCAATAATGGCGCGTTCATTTTGATTTAAATCTTGGGCAGACTTAGTGTATTCAGTTTGTGATTTTGCTAATGTTGTTAATTTTGCAATATTGTCAGCGCCAGTTAAAGGGGCAATTTCTATAATATTTTTAGTAAGTTCTGGAACATCAACTTCACCATTTGCATCTAGCCACTTTTTCCCAGCCATGTAAGTTTGTAAATTTTTTCTTTCTATATCTGCTTGTTCCGCAACGCCTAAATTGATTTGACCAGTTCTAGCCTCTTGTCCTGCTTTTTGAATATCAATTTGCGCTTTTTGCAAAGCCAAAGGATTGGCTTGTTCTGATTGCTGATAAGCCTGTGCGCCACGGGCGATGTTAACCATGTCCCCAAGCGTCATTTGGGCTGGTGGTTTAATTCCTAGTGCTACTGGTTCTGCCATGATTATTCCTTATGCTGGTCTAAAGTATTCAGAAATTGGCATTGTTCCTTGACCTGGCACATTTACAACACCAGAACCACCGCCAGCAAATCCTGTTGAATCTACATACCCTGCTGGGACTTGGTTTCTGTTACCCAATATTTGAGACAACATATAGCCTTGACCAGCGCCAACAATACCGCCACCCATAGCATTAGCAGAACCAACAGTTCCAGCCGCTTGAGCCGCACCAGCCGCTTGAATTGCGTTTCCAGCATTTTGAGCCGCAGTTGTACCAGCGTTTGCAGTTGTATTAAGTGATTGCTGACCTAAACCAGCAATGCCAGCCAAAGTGTTATAAATGTTTGTACGACCCGTTTGAAAGCGATTAAACGCGCCAGTAAACTCATTAGATGCTAACCCTTGGGTGTAGTCTTGAACGCCTCTTAAAGCGTTACCACTAATCATTCCACCGCCCATGTTTGCGGCTCTGTTTGTGGCTTCTTGACCTTGGGAAAGTCGGAATTGGTAGCCTGGGTCTATACCCTTGGCAAATTCTTCTGGCGTGTACTGTTGAGTAAAGTATCCCGAACCAGTACCAGTTATTCCCGTAGGTTTTCCTTCGGCATCGTAAATGTTGTATGTGCCAGAACCCAACGAGCCTAAAGTGTTTAAAGCACCATAGCCTGCCGCCCTTACTGGTGCGCCTTGCCGATTTGTGGTTTGAAACTGTTGCATTTGCAAATCAGCCGCGTATCTAGACGCGGCCGCTTGCTCTTTAGCCGCCTTACTAGCCGCTTGCGAACCCAAATAACCAGCCGCAAGACTGCCACCACCCATAATCATCGCCGCGGTTACATATGCCATTTACTTATCCTCCAAGGCTTCAACCTTTAGTTTGTTTGATGAGTCATATAGCGCAAACTCATCTGGTTCTATCAATTCTTTTTCAATCTTGTCTAAATTTGTTTTATTTGTTTTGTGAAAGTTAATATAAATGGAATCAGTAACAGACAAAATAACTCTTTTTGTGCCTGCTTTAGAACAAAGAACATCTCCTTCGTTCAAAGTAACCATTCCATTTTCAGACCAAGCAATAATTTGACCTTTGGCGCACATAAAAAAGTGGTCTTTCTTATGTACCTTGCCAACAACCAACAAGCCTGCTGGCGCTATTAACTTACGACAATACATTCCACCCGAAAAGTAATGCTCAGTCTCTATCTCAGGCTGTGGCATATCACTTATTTCATGCTGTAAACGATTGATTTCCTCAAGCGTTGGCACATGATTTTGGGTTAATTCCATGCTATACATTGTAATATGGCACTTTGTAAGCCACACCATTTATCGTAATGTTTATAAACCCTACGGGATTAGCAGGCAAAGTACCAGACCCAGCCGTTGCCGTTGTTGCAGAACTAAAGTTAAGCAGATTTAGAAAGAACTGTTGCCAAGCCCTTGTAGGGCGTTTAGTTTGCCCATCTAAGAACTCTGTCTGTGGGTACGGGTTTAACTGCGTGGTATTGGAAATTCCAGTAGCCATTAGTTTTCCCCTGCAGTTGCTTTTAAGTTAGCAGAAATAATTACAGCGTTTATAGGGTCGCTTACAACCACTTCAAACACTCTATCTCTAGCAGAACCTAATCTGCGCCAAATGGCACGATTTTTATATTTACCAATTAAGCCGATAGAAGTCCAATGCTCACTTGACCATGTAGAACCGCCATCGTTTGACCATCTAAGCATAGCCTGCGGGTCAGCACCCACAATCGCACTATTTAAAGGTGTAGTTATGCCCGTCAACCCAACACCAGGCTGAAATTGGATTTGCAATTCATCAAAGTATTGACGCTGAAAGTCAGATACCAAGTGCGGTGCGCGTCTAAGCCTACGGGTATGTTGCCCGTTATCTGTGTAGTTGTTCTTGTCTATTGAGTAAATTGAACCATCTTCATAGTCACCCACAAGAACTAATCCTTGGAACACCGCACAGCAATTACCTCTGTGACGGGTATAAGTTCCATCGTTTTCTGTGTATAGCCACTTGTGCCACATCCCAGATGCTAAATCATATGCCCAAGTTAACTCTAAGGTTGGGAAGGACACGACATAACATTCGTGACCTTCTAATTGATAAGTCCAAGCGATAGCGTCATCTACATATTGATTTGCAAGCGAGTTTTCAACCGCATGGTTAGATATGCGTGTAGGCACATAGCCTCTCATTTGCATAATCTGTGCTTGACCTCGGTTATTGCGTGAAACATAGGCAAAAGAATCACCAAAACGCGCAAGTGAAAACTTAGCCGCTATGCCGTGTTGGGTGTTAGTGCCTGGAATTCTTTGAAAAGGAAAAGGTACACCGCCCACATCAGTCCACACCTCTGATGAAACCTCGCCCATCAAATAAACTTCGCGGTGGTCAACAATAAGCGCTATTAAATCATCTGGCGAACCATCTTTACTAGAAAATGATGTAGCGCCCGAAACAGGAGATAAAACGCCAGAAGCGCCAAACTGTTGTGATTCTGGTCTGTTGTATACAAAATAATTGTCAACAATGTCGCAAGTTTCACCGCCTGAGAAAGCGCCATCGCTAGAAGGTAAAACAGTCCAATTAAGGGCGTACATTGTGATAGATGTGATTGTTTGAGAATTGTTTACTATATAAGTTCCTACGCCACCGCTACCCGTACCTAAAGCCGTAATAATGGTTTGAACTGTAATTCCAGCGCCTTGGATAGTTTGACCAACAAATAAAGTGCCACTAGCAACCGCAGTCACAGTCAAAGTTGTGGTAGCAATAGACGCAGTAATCACCGCACCCGCGCTAGAGGTATACATCTGGCTTGAAGCGATTGTTTGCGATAGATTAAGGGTATATGTGCCAGTACCGCCTGTACCCGTTCCAAGGGCTGTTATAACGCTCTCTTGAAGCGCACCTACCGCAAAGAAATGTTGACCTACCGCAAGAGTTCCAGAATTTACAGCAGTAACAGTTAAAGTTGTGCCTGACACAACGCCCGTAAATACAGCCGCAGTTACAGTCCCAATACGCCATGTGTAGCGATATGTGCCGTCAACGATATAAGCGTTTATTCCATTATCAGATATGGTGACACGACCCGTAGTGGTGTTCATTTCACCAATCATTGTTGGCGTTAATTGACTATTAAACACATAGACATAAGCGCCACAAACAGCCAACATTGCCGTTCCACCAGAAAGAGTGCGTAAGCCTCTAACTTCTTGTTGGTTGGGAAGAATGGCTTTAATCGTGAGTCCAGGCGTTGGGTACAGCGCCACCACCCCTCTGTCACCAGGCTGTTTAAGTGGGTCAACTTCTGGTAAAAAGTTTATACACTCATTCGAGTCTTGGTAAACCGAAGTCGCTGGGTAGGAGGGGCCAACAAAGCCAAAATCAGCCATGTGCCACCTCTATCATGAGAATCCACCCGTCAATATAAATCCTGCATCTTTACTGCGTGAGTTCATCAAAGAATCTGGGTATCTTGCTACTTGTAGCGGTGACATATTGGTACGCTTAATAGTTGCTTTTGATTGAGCCGCCAAGCCGTTAATCATTGCTATTTGCACTTGACTAGCCTTGCCATACATAGGCATTAAACGCTCTGCCAAGCACCATCTAAGGCACATTGAGTAGCCTTGTGGCAATACGATGTTGTCGTACAAAGTGCCGTATCTGCTAAAAAGCGTATTAGCAAATAAGTGCATCTCGCCCTGTGAGGGGTTTGGCCACACAAACAAATTGCCCGTATCAGCGCCAGCGTTAAAGTAAATTGCCTTTGGCCATGGCCCACTCATTGTCTTTAGACCAATCATCTCGTAGTCTTGCAAGGCAAGCACAGCGATGGGGTAGTCCAAGCCACCATTGATGATGGGCATACCATTGGAGTTAGTGTTAATACGAACAAAAGCAGAGTTAATACCCAAAGGCTTTTCGTAGTAAGCAGTTATGGTGGTCGATGAAACTGTTTGGCTAATGTTCAGTTGATAAGTACCAACTTCGTTCACATTACCGCCAGCGCCCGTTAGAAAGTCAACAATCTTTGTTCCAGATGTAATGCCTGTACCACTTAGAGTTTGACCTTGTGCCACAGCGCCAGAGGCAATAGCGGTAACAGTAAGCACATCAGCAGTAATTGAGCCTGTGAAAGATGCGCCAATGAAGTTAGCAGTCGATGCTACGGGGCCAATCGTGTATTGAGTCTGACCCGCTATGACAGGGAAAATAATCTCTGTCACATTAAAAACCATCATGTCCTCATTTGACCATTGGTCTATGAGGTCATTTAGCATATCAAAAGCATCTGTGGCGGCTTCAGAAGTCGGTGTTTCTCCAGCCTCTAAAGCGCCTATGTCTTTTAATGCTCTGCTAATAATGTCGTATGGGGTCATGGTTTATCCAAGATTTACTGTAAAAACTTGGGGAACCCATGGCAATTTAACCTTCTCTTTGGCAAGATTAGCAAGTTGTTCCGCTAGGCGTGATTCTATTATATTTACGCCCTCTCGCATAGAGTCAGCCTTGACCCAAGCAATTACATCTTCTTCTTTGACCTCTAGCAAAGGTTTACGCAAAACTGGGTCACCAAAGCGCCAATAGCCCTCAGTCTCTACTGTTAGGTCTATGTCTCGCGCTAGAACGCTGTACTTGACTACTGTAATCAGCCCTTCAGTAGCGTCTATTTCGTGTATTTTCCATTTGTAAGTAGTCATATCAACCCTTTGGATATTTAGCCTTAACCGCTTGGCAGTCGGCTATGTATTTGTTAATCTGCGCTTGGTCACCTTTGGCTATGCCATCCAAATAGTCAGTAAACGGGGGATATTCCGCTTGGCGTTTGGCTATGTAGGCATTGGCACTAACTAATGCTTGCACTGTTTCTTTGTTGTAAATAACAATGTTTCCATTAGCATCAAAGGCTTTGTCTTCAACAGTACGAACTGTTTGCGGATATAACTTATAAATTGCGTCTTCAAAGTTCATGCCGCCACCTCCATTAAAGTTATTACGCTTGACCCACCAAATGCGGTATCACCTTGCCTTCTGTTTATAGCCAAAGTTCCGTTAGCATCTAGACTGGCTTGAATTTTGTAAGTAGTTGCTGAAGTTGTAGCGGGACTATCTAAATAACTAAATGGTAATGACCAAAAGTTATTTGCCGCTGTACCCCCAGCAACCTGAACGCCTGATTGGAAATTGGCATAAGAACCACCAGTTCCAGTTCCAACAGCAGTTGACCCTCTAACAATTTGAATCCAACCACCAGCCGCAGTTGACCAACCTATTTCAACATTTCCAAACACTAATATTTTGCTAGAAGAACTTGAAGGAGTAATTGTTGCCGACAATCCAAAATCAACATAAGTTGGTGTAGTTACCGATGCGGTTGAAGCGGTTAATAGTGGTACGCTTACCACTTGCAACACCCTACCAGAAGATGCTTGCACCGCAGAAGCACTACCCGCTGTTACTGGGAATGTGATACCAGCCGTTCCATCAATGATTACAGTCATGCTGTCTCC